GCCGGTCGCTTCAGTAGTAGATCAGCCTCATGGCTGAGTACTCTACTTCTGTCAGTGCCGTCCATCAACATACCCCCCATACTATCAGACTCAATTTCATTTAGGGACCCTAAAAACAAACTTTTGTTTTAGGGAGAGGACCTTCAGTGCAGTGCACGACGATACAGCGTACACCGCTCATACCACTCCAATGCGCACCTCGTGGTCTATTCTACCCTGCTTCTATGGCCTCTCCGCGGACTTTCCGGCAACTTTCCCGCGCGTGGGGAGGGGCCCTAACTTGGAGGCCCCTCCACCAGGAGCATGAACAGGGTCTCCCCACCCAGGCGGGAGCACCTTGTTAGGCTTTATTCCGTATTGCTACGGAATATTAGGCGGTGCGCGTGCGTTGTACCACATTGTTGCTGGTTATCTCAAGAACTCGTTAGAGTTCTAGAGTCCCGCGAGCTTGGCGATCGCCCCGACGGCGGGGTTGACCTCCTTCACCCGCTCCAGCTTCGAGGCCAGGAAGGCGAAGCTGATCTCCAGCTCCTTCTTCTTCTGGCACATCGGCCCGTACACCTTGTGCACGTGCTCCTTGACGAGCTTCGCGTGAGCGATGAGCTCCTTCTCGACCGCCGCGACCTGGATCGCCAACGCGGCGACCTCCTCGATCGTCAGCTTCTTGAGGTCGCTGTCCTTCAGCGCCTCGACCTGCGCCTTCGCGGCGAACAGGTTCTTGTCCTTGATGTGCATTGCACACCTTTCTGAGCAGTTTATTGACTTGCTCAGGTCGAAGAGACCGCTACTTCAGGAGGGACTTACCCGTCCCGTCGCAGTACTGCTGAGCGAGACCGCACGGCTTGCTGCACTTCTTGCAGAGCCGCTTGATGATGATGAGCTCGGCGCTTCCGAGCGGCTCGTACTTGAAGCTGAACCTCTCGACCCTGTCGTGGGTCATGGACAGTCCAGCCTTGAACTCGTCCCACTCTTCGTCGCTGGTCTCGACGTCGAGCAGGAACTCCTTGCAGATCTCCTGACGGAACGTGTCCATCAGGTAGTCGATCCCGTTGTTCGGACGCGGGATGTCCTCGTCCGAATCGATGCCAGCGAACGTCCACGTGATGCGGACGCCGGTGGCATCGGACTTGAAAGCGTAGCTCATAGATCTCCTTGGGCAGTTTATTGACTTGCCCAGGTCGAAGGTGACTAGTTCTTGCGCGGGCTGTCCTTGCTGCCCTCGCTCGTGACAGCGTTGATCAACGCCTCCTTCTCGCACAGCTGCTCGATCTCCTGCATGCAGTGCGGGAACGTCTTGTGCAGAGCGATCTCGAGATCGCGCTCCATGGGCGCCGCCTCGATGGCGAGCGTCACGATGCCGGTACCCGCGTCCACCTTGACGATGTCCGCGCGGATGTTGATCCTGATTTCCATGACAGAACTCCTTGGGCAGTTTATTGACATGCCCAGGTCGAAGGGAACCTAGTAGGAGACGTCGCCCGCCTTGCGGACGATCACGTAGCTGAACGAGTACTGCCAGACCGACCAGATCTTCTTCCGACCGGACTTCCGGTGGTAGACCGATCCCCTGCGTCCGCCCACCTTGAACGGCTTGTAGCAGAGCATGTAGGGGATGTGCTCACGACTGACCCACTCGACCGCCTTGAGGCTGAGTCGCTTGGGCTGGTTGAACTGCACCCGAGTCACGATCTTGCCGTGGATCGGGTGCTTCTTGTAGTACGGGAAGTGGATCTCCTTGATCTTCCACGCACGGACTCGACCGTGATTGCCCCACATCAGCTGTTGGCCGGTGTGCTTCAACCACGCCTTCACAGTCGTGTGACTGCGATGGATGCTGTACCCGATACCGGACGTTCCGTCATCGGTGTAGTAGGTCTGTTCGACCAGATACATCACTTCACCTCCTCTTCGTGCAGGGCGAACACGATCCGCCCTTCGTCTCTGTGGGTCGCATCGACCTGGAACACCCAGGTCCCACGTGCATCCCACTGGTGGAGCTGCTCGTACTTGAAGTGCAGCCCGTTGAACTTGTGCCAGAACTCGCAGTCGTCCTTGACGTACTGGATGGCCTTCTCACGACTGTCGAACACGTAGACGTTCTGTTCTTCGTCTACGATGACCCAGACCTTCATTACCAGTATCTCCTTTCGCTGATGAGAGCGGACATCGTGCACTCACCGCTCTCGGTCTTGGTGTCGTATCGCAACGACACCACGATGTTCTCAGGACGCTTGGTCACGATCACCTCGTATTCGGTGTCCGTGTCCTCACCTCGCTGCTGCTCGACCCACTCACGCGCAGCCTTCTCAGCTCCCGCGTACGTGTAGAAGTAGCCAGCGAAGCAGTCGATGCCACGTCCGCAGCCACCACAGTAGTGGCGCTCGTAGCACTCATCGCACACCTCCTCGAGAAGCCACTTGGGCTTGAGGAGCTTCTTGAGCCAGAGCAGCATCACTTCACCTCCGTGAGCTTTCCGTCCACCATCCAGCCTTCGGCGTACCACATGTGGACTCCATGCGGACCCTCGATGAACACGACTCCGTTGGTCGGAACCGTTCCGACTCCAGGTTCGAAGACCGTGACGGTCTTGCCATCCTTCAGAGCCTGCTTCAGCTCCTTCTTGGTCTTGTAGTTCGGTCGCACGTACGACATGTCAGTCCTTTCTGTGGTACTCACGCACCACGTTGAACTTGGTGTCCACGCACACGAGGTAGCTCTCCGTGAGCTCCATGTGTGCCTTAGCATCCGCCCAGCACGCTTCGAGGTCTTCCGGGTTGAACCAGCAGACCTCCAGCTCGAGATCCTCCTGCATCGCCAACAACTCGTCCCGCTCCTCGAGGTACGCGACCTCGTTCGGGTACATGAAGATCGTGTACACTAGCTCCTCTCCGCGATCACCCGCCTGTTGGCGAGCATCTGCACCTTGGGTGCGGTGGTCTTCCAGAACAGCGAGACCGCCTCGCGTCTGGTCAAGTCGAAGATGAAGGAGAGAACAACTCCCTCCTCATCAATCGTGCGCAGCTGATAGATCCTCATCGTCTCATCCTTTCTACCTTGATGGTAGAACGTACTAGTTCTCGGGGACATTTGGATTGGTCGGCTGTCCCCAGCACCGGTTGTGTGTAGAGTATCCCTAGCTGTGCTGCATCCCCGCAAATGGGCTAGCATGCGCTAGCTCCAGATCGAGGACTTCTCGACCCTGCCGTTGAAGGCGATCGCGACGTCCACACAGAAGTGGTACCCACCGCGACAGATCGGCTTACATTCGAGGTGCTTACCCCGAAGGTAGTCGAAATAGCCCCACGCCTCTTCCGAGTGCATGTGACCGCTGCCTCCAACAACCTGGCCAGTGAGCAGGTCGGTAGCTACCACCGACCACTTGCTCTCCATCTTGAGAGCAGTGTCAGCGAGGTAGTGCACGCGATCTGCATGCTCCTCCCTACTCCAGCAGTGGCAGAAGCACTGCCACGTGTTGTTAGTCATGTATATCACCTCCTTCCCTGTGGGAGCCATGCTCCCTGTATGGGACTGATGAAGGACTGGATGTCCCTCATCTTAGTTGATGTACTTGGGCTTAGGGTAGAGATCCCACTCGAGGGTAGCCACGACCCTAGAGGTATTCATGTCCACGATCTCAAACCTGTTCCACGAGTCATACCTGTTGTGGTCGAAGGCGACACACATGGCAAGCATGGCCTGGTAGTAGTCCTTGATCTTGATCAGGACCTGGGAGCTGGGGTTGTGAGTGAACATGACAGGATGATCATCAGCCAGCTTAGTCAGATAGGCAGGCTCCTTCCAGCCATCAGCCCATCTCCTGATGATGTACACAGGCTCTTGAGCATAGAACATTAGCCGATCTCCTTCATCACGATCTCCTGACAGGTCTCACAGTAGGTGTGAGACGTCTCCATGAGGAGGTGCTTCTCCTCTGTATGCTTCAGCTCGAGGGTCTTCTTGCACATGCAGCACACTACTGCATACCAAGTGCAGAGGACCTGGCAATTCAACAGCTCAGCCATGATCATCCTCCTATCATCATATGCTCGTTCATATGCATCATTCATAAAGAGAGATGCATGCTTAGGAGACATATGGTACCTAAAAAGCGTTTGTCAAAACCCTATATAAGAAAGCCTCTTGACCGTCTCGGTGGGGACGGAAAGTTCATGAAGGTCGGTGTCCGGGGGGCATGATAATCGTCAGTTGGCCGGGGTGCACAATTCTAGAAATTTTAGAAATTTTCGGGAAATTTCAGAGGCTTGAACCTCGGACTCCGAGTCCCTCCCCGGGGGAGAGGAGGGGAGGGAGGGAAAGTAGAGAAGAAAGAAAGTAGTGTGTTATCTTGTCCTTTATTTCCCATAGTTTAGTTATAGAAAACTGTCCCTATAGGGAGAATAGGAAAAGTCAGTCTTTGCTTCTTGTAGCGTGTACGGTACGTTACGCAGCGAGCACGTAGCGAACTCGTAGCGAGTACGCCCAGAAACTTCGATCGTTACCGTAGCGTGAACTCTGGTGTAGAGTAGTGTCAGTAGAGAGGTCCGTAGCGAGTTCGCTACGAGCTCGCAGCGTTGGAGGTTTCTTGTCAGGACAAGGCGGAGCTGCAGCTCCTTCGTCCAACTTGAATGGCGGTAGCGCGAAACTCGCGTTACTTCAGGGGCGCATGTCTCGTCTCGCGGAACTGAAGCGCGAGGCCATCGAACTCCTTCAGGCGTATCGCAAGGATCCGAAAAAGCTTCAGGCCGCGGACTTGCTCGCGATCATGGAGAACTCGGTCCAGTCGCGAGGTTCCGGTGGAACCACAACGCTCAACATTCGCGGAGAGCTTTGCTATCTTCTTGGAGCACAATCGAAGCTTTCGCTACCGGCCCTCTGCGACGTCATCGGGATCTCGACCTCCACGCTGTTCAAGCTGCGGCGCAAAGATCCGGAGATCGACCAGCTCGTCAAGGACTACCAGGCCTCGTTCTTCGAAGACGAGGCGATGACCCAGGAAGCCGGTATCCACCCCGCCCTCGTCATCTTCGGGCTCAAGGCTCGAGCCGGATGGATGGACTCGAAGGACGCCGCCATCACCTTCGAGCAGATGGCCGCGATCGCCGAACGGTTCATCAACGTGGTCAGGGAGGAACTCAAGGACGAGCCGAACGGCGAGGCCATCATCGACCGGATCTCCTCCCGCCTGTCCGGAGAACCTCTCCGGGCCCATGTCGACAACGTGACGACCAAGTGAAGCAGCCAAAGACCCCAAAGGCCGCGAAATGAGGTTCGCAACTTCCAGTGAGATCCAGCAGCACTTCTTCAAGGCAGCGGCACGCGGTTTGCGTGGAGGTCGTGTTCCATTCCGCGCCTTCATCAAGAAGTATCTGGGTCACTACTTTACCGCGCCGCCCTCGCGGTTCCACAACGAGCTCATCGACCACATTCAGGTCGCGACCTTTCAGCGAAACGTCAAGAGTGCGATTGCCGGACCCCGCGGCTCAGCGAAGTCCACCATCTGCTCCTTCGCTGCCCCGCTGTGGTGGACCTGCGAAGGTCTTGAGCGGTACATCGTTACGGGCGCCGACACCTTCTCGCAGTCCGCGCAACACCTCTCGCACGTCAAGGACGAGCTCGAGAACAACGAGCTCCTTGCCGCGGACTACCCGCACGTCGTCGGAAAGGGGAGTGGACTCTGGTCGAAGGAGTCCATCATCACGCGGAACAACGTCCGCATCGATGCCCTCGGTGCCGGCAAGAAGGTCCGCGGTCGTCGTCACGAAGAGAGTCGCCCTACGGTGGTGATGATCGACGACCCCGAGAACGACGAAGGCGCTCGGTCCCCGATCGTCCGAGAGAGGATCCGCCAGTGGCTCGATGCTGGTGTTCTCAAGGCGGGCCAACCGGGAACGAACTTCTTCGTGAACGGCACCCTGATCAACTCTGCCTGCCTTATGGCGGGACTCCTGGAGAGACCGGGTTGGGATCACCGCCGGTTCCAGTCGATCGTCGTGTGGCCGCTCCGAATGAACATCGCCCCAAACCAACCCTCCTGGGAGGAATGGGAAAAGTTCTACTACGACGACCCGAGCATCGCTAGGGCGTACTACGAGAAGTACGAGGAAGCCCTCAACGAAGGCGCGATCGTCCTGTGGCCCGAACGTGAGCCGCTGTACGACCTGATGGTGATGCGTGCCGAAGGCGGTCACGGCGCCTTCATGGCGGAGAAGCAGAACTCGCCCATGAACCCCGCTCACGCGGTGTTCGACGAGATGTGGTTCACCGACGCCTACGACATCTGGTACGACCAGCTCCCGGTAGGTGGCTACAAGTTCCTCGCGGTTGACCCCTCCACCGGCAACGACGCAAAGAAGGGTGACTACGTCGCGATCCTTGAGGGTCATTGGAAGCCGGGCAACCGGCACTACTACGTGGACGGCATCGTCCAGCGTATCCCTCACGCCGAGATCATCCCTCGCATCCTGAACCTCCACCAGAACAAGAACTTCGTATTCTGCGCCTTCGAGTCGAACGCCTTCCAGGTGACGATGGCGCAGCAGCTCCAGGCCGAGTCGGTCGCTCGTGGGATCGCACTACCAGTTCTCGAAATTCAACACTCGTGCCCGAAGCCCACCCGTATCGAGCGACTCGGACCGTTGCTTTCGAAGGGAACCTTCAAGTTCGCGCGTCACACCCGCGACATGAAGACGCTGGTGAAGCAGATCATGGAGACCGGCTACGGGGATCACGACGACGGTCCCGACGCCCTCGAGATGCTCTCCACCTGCATCCACGAGTGGGTGGCCCACTACTACAAGCCCAACCGTGAGCACGCGTCCACTGTGTTGGAGGTCCGATGAGCGAAGCTCCCCCCAACCGCCTTCTCGAAGCCAGCGAAGCCTCCCTCATCAAGCGCCAGGAGATCCTCCTCAAGGCGTACGAGAGCTGGGAGTGGTACATGGATCGGTGGGTGAACCCCGCCGAGCGCTTCGAAGGTTGGATGGACGTCTCCCCGCTCGGCATCCCTGGAACGCTGAACAATACCGCCACGCTCCAGCAGTGGCGTGACCTCGGCAGGAAGCTCGCGGCCACCAACCCGTACGCCATCAACGGTCACCAGAACATCCAGAACTTCGTCGCTGGCGAGGGGTTCTCCTACAAGATCCAGGACAAGAAGCAGCGCGCCACGTTCAACCGGGCGATCGAACAGGCGATGGACTACTGGGAGGAGTTCCAGGAAGCCGAGAAGTGGGACGAGGTCGAGCACGAGATCATCCTCCGCGCGGACCGCGACGGCGAGTCCCTGGTTCGGCTCTTCATGGAGCTCGGTGGAATGGCCACCACCCGGTTCATGGAACCGGAGAACATCGACTCCCAGGATCCTGCCTTCCGCCACGGCATCATCACGATGCCAGGCGATGCGGCCAAGATCCTGGGCTACATCGAGAAGGATCCCAGCTCCGGCCAGGAAACCGTCATCCCCGCTGACGAGGTGGTGTTCTTCAAGCGCAACGTGGACCGCAACGTCCTGCGTGGGATCCCGACCTTCCTCCCCGTGGTCGAACCCCTCGAGGGTGCGAAGAAGATGCTCCGCGTGATCCGCAAGATGGCGGAGATCCAGGCGGCCATCGCGGTCGTCCGCGAGCATCCCGAAGGCACGATGGGCACGAAGATCGCTGCGATGGCTGACCAGATGGCCCAGCGCACGCCTCGTGACTCCACCAGCGGCGAAAGCATCCGCCAGCGCGTGATCCAGGCCGGCAGCATCCTTGACGTCCCGCCGGGTCAGAAGTACCACTTCCCCGTCGCCGGCCAGTCCGCGGACAAGCTCGCGACGGTGATCGACACCCTGCTGCGCGCCTGCGCGTGCCGCGTCTCCCAGCCGGAGTTCCTGTTCTCCGCCAACGCCGCCTCATCGAACTACGCGTCCCTCGTTGCTGCTGAGCAGCCCGGCATGAAGATGTTCAAGAAGACGCAGAAGTGGTATTCGAGCCGCCTCCGCGATCTCTTCAAGCGGGTGATCTTCATCGGCATCATCTCGGGCCGTTTGTCGAAGAAGCTCCTCGATCCCACCCTCAAGTACAAGGTCACAGGTCCTGCAGTCCAGTCCCGCGACCGGTTCTCCATTGTTCGCAGCAATGATCTTCTGGTCAAGGGCAAGATCAAGTCGCGCCGTACCGTTGCTGAAGAGGAAGGTCTCGACTTCGATCGCGAACAACAGAACCGGGAAGAGGACGGGGACGACGAAGCCCTGGTTCCGCCCAAGGATCCCAACAAGCAGGTGGGACAGCGAACGGGAGCACCGACCGGTGAATAATGGAGCGCATTGTGAACACTGCGACCACACGGAACGACTCGAACGAGATGTCTCTGCGTTGTTCAAGCGGACGAGTCGTTTGACCATCGACGTGGCTCTGCAGACTCAAGCGAACGTCAATACCTCGAAGGGTCTCGAGGACATCAAGGATCACCTCACCAAGCAAGACGGCATTCTGGGCGCCTTGAAGACCCAGCAGGCGAAGTGGATGGGAGCCATCGCAGTGATCATCGCCATCCCGGCGATCTTCGCGATTGGCTGGCAGATCTTCCACAAGTAGGGAAGGGAACAATGAAAAAGCTCGCATGCCTTTTGGTGGTGCTCCTCATGAGCGTCGCCTGCGTGTCTGGTCAGCTCGCGAAGGCGAACTTCGACGCGGTCGACGCGCTCGCCAACGCCGCTGTCTTGGCCGATCCCGCGAACGCCGCCGAGGCCGACGAGGCCCTGTCGAACGCCGGCGAAATCGTCCACGCCAGTTCGCCCATCTGGCAGATCCTCATGCTCGGCATCCCATCGGC